CACATATGAATAAGGTATTGCGAGGAGAATTAAAATTAGAATTATGAAAGAAGAAATACCATGGTGGATCTGTAATGAGGGAGATAAAAACTTCTGTACATATGTGGATACAGATTCTAATTATTTTCATGCTGAGCCGCTTTTAAAGCACTTATACCCTAATTTTTTAGAATTGCCTGCTGAAGAACAGGATGATTTACTTGAAAAAATGGCTTTAAAATACCAAGACTTAATTACAGAATATTATGATACTTTAGCTAGTGAGGCATTTAATATAAATAAACACCGTTTAGAAATGAAAACGGAGTGTACTATTCGTTCTGGTTTTTTCTCAGGTAAAAGAAGATATGCCCAGTATATTACTAAAAAAGAAGGTATTAAAGTAGAAGATATAGATGTTAAGGGTCTTGATTTCATGAAATCAAATTTCCCTCCCCTATTTAAAAAATTCTTTAATGGTATTCTAGATAAAATTCTATTTGGTGCTACTAGAAATGAAATCGACCAAGAAATTTTAGAATTTAAAAATAGTTTAGATACACTGCCTCTTGAATTATTAGGTAAACCAACAGGAGTAAAGGACATTAAAAAGCATATTGAACGTCCCCCGGGTGCAGGAAATATATTTACCACCCTCAAAACTGGGGCACCTGTAAATGTTAAGGCAGCGGTTAGATATAATGATTTTCTTAAATTTAAGGGCTTAGATAAAAAACATTCTCAAATAGTTGCTGGTGATAAAATTAAATGGGTTTATTTGAAAGATAATCCTTATAAAATTGACACTATGGGTTTCTTAGATTTTGATTTTCCAGAAGAAATTCGTATGTTCGTAGAGCAGTATATTGATAGAGATAAAGCATTTGATTCTATACTTAAAAATAAATTAGAGTCATTTTATAAAGACTTAAGCTGGGGTAGTTTAACCCTTAACACACATGTAAATAATTTTTTCTCATTCTAATGACAGATAAAAGAATAATAGACAGTTTTATAAGTAAATATCACTTAGGGGGTAATATAGAACGAACTAAATGGGTTTCAGATGGTGAATCCCTTAAAGCTGATTTTATAAATGATTCACAAAACTTAGTAGGTAAAGTAATATCTAAAAAATTTAAATTTCCTGTAGGTGAATTTGGTATTTATAGTACTTCTACCCTAAGTAAAATGTTAGGAATCCTTGAAAACGAGGTTATGTTTGACATAGTAAAAGAAGGTGGCACACCTGCTAGATTTAATATAGGTGATACTGCTATGGATGTTAAATTTAATTTAGCAGACCCACAAGTGATTCCTAATGTTCCTAATATTAATAAAACAGAAGGTGATATAGATGTGGAGCTAAACGAAGAATTTACTACACGTTTTATTAAATCTAAAGACGCAGTGGGCGAAGAAGTATTTTATGTTTCTACTCAAGATGGGTTTACCTCAAAAGAGATTAAATTTACTATAGGAAATAGTACTTCTAATTCAGTATCATTTGCTTCTAATATAGAACCAGGCAGCGCTGAAGAAGAATTAGATAATATTCCCTTTAATGCCGATTTAGTAAAAGAAATATTTAAACATAATAAACGTTTCGAGTTAGGTTGGATGAAAATAAATCCAAAAGGATTAATGACTTTTGCATTTAAATTTGGAGACCTAGAAACTAATTATTATCTTGTAAGAAATCAAAATCAATAATAAATGGAAAATATCCCAATTACACCGTTGGCTGATCGCGTGTTGATCCAACCGATTGAAGCCGAAGAATCAACCTACGGGAACATTGTTGTTCCTGACATGGGTAAGGATCGTCCCGACTTTGGAAATGTACTTGCAGTTGGACCCGGCCGTTATGACAATAATGGTAATTTGGTTCCTATGCGAGTTAAAGTAGGACAAAAAGTTATTATGCCTAAATATGGGGCAAATACCGTAGAAATTGAAGGTGAAGAATATGTTCTCGCCTCAGAAACAGAAATTTTAGGATTTATAAATTAATAAAACATGAGTAAAGTTATTAAATTTGGAGAAGATACCAGATCCCAATTACAAGAGGGAGTTAACAAACTAGCAGATGCTGTATCTAGTACTTTGGGTCCTTTTGGGCGTAATGTTATTTTAGAACATGAAATTGGATTCCAATCTACTAAAGATGGGGTTACTGTGGCTAAAACTATTGACCTAGAAGATAAAACAGAAAATTTAGGTGTATTAGTAGTTAGACAAGCTGCTATAAAAACTGCTGACCAAGCGGGTGATGGTACTACCACTTCAACTGTCCTAGCTAGAGAAATATATAATCAAGCTTTAGAAGCAGTAAATAATAAAACTAATAACGCGGTAGATATTAAAAAGGGAATTGAAACTGCTGTAAAAGATGTAGTTGCTTATTTAAAAGATAACTCTCAAGATATATCTAATGAGGAACAACTTAAGCAAGTAGCTATTATTTCTGCTAATAATGATAAAGAAATAGGAACCCTAATAGCAACCGCATTTGAAAAAGCAGGCCGTGAAGGTGTTATTACAGTTGAAGAAAGTAAAACCCATGAAACTACTCTTGAAGTAGTAGAGGGAATGCAGTTTGATCGTGGTTATAAATCACCTTATTTTGTTACTGATAACGGGTCAATGACATGTCAGCTTGATGAACCTTATATCCTAATGTATGATGGTAAAATTAATTCTGTAAAAGAATTGTTACCTATCCTTGAAGGAGTTAGTCAACAAAATAAATCACTCCTAATTGTTGCCGAGGACATTGATGGTGAAGCTCTTGCCGCAATGATTGTTAATAAAATGCGAGGTATTCTAAAGTGTGCAGCTGTTAAAGCCCCTGATTTCGGAGAGCGTCGTACTATGATTTTAGAAGATATGGCCGCTCTTACTGGTGGTACTGTTATTTCAAAACAAAAGGGTATGAAACTTGATAAACTCAGCTTTGATATGTTGGGTAATGCCCGTGGAGTTACAATTAGTAAAGAAGAAACCACTATTGTAGATGGAGCAGGTGATGAACAGGTTATTGGTGATCGTCTTGAAGAAATTAAGAACCAAATAGAAAAAGCCGAAAGCAACTATGCTCGTGAACAACTTCAACAACGCCTGGGGAAATTAGCAGGAGGGGTCGCAGTAATTAATGTTGGTGGTCATACAGAAGCAGAAATGCACGAAAAGAAAGATAGAGTAGATGATGCTGTACATGCTGTAAAAGCTGCTATTGAGGAGGGAATATTACCTGGTGGTGGTCATGCTCTTCTATGTGCTTCTTCGGTTATCCAAAGTGATGTATTAAATGAATCCCAACAAATAGGGTATAATATAATTAAAAAGAGTATTAGAAAACCTTTCTATCAGATCTTAGAAAATGCTGGGTATGATTCTGAAAAATCTACTCTATTAGGTATTAATTTAGACTCTAATTTTGAAATAGGATGGAATTTAAATACTGAAAATCAAGTTAATATGATTACTGAAGGTATTATAGATCCTACAAAAGTAACTAGATGTGCTCTTGAAAATGCTGCTTCTGTAGCAGGTGTGCTATTAACTACTGAATGTACTGTTACTAAAACAGTAGAAGACACTAAAACAGATCAACCAGCTATGTTCTAATGGATTTATTTGTAGAAAAATATAGACCACAAGATTTAAATGAATTTGTTGGTGATGATACTATTAGAAACAAAATTCAAGAATATCTTAAAACTGGTAAACTACAAAATTTACTATTGTTTGGCCCAGCGGGGACAGGAAAAACTTCGCTGGCCAAACTAATAGTAAGCCAATTAGGAGCAGATCATCTTTATATTAATGCCTCAGATGAAAGAGGAATTGATACAATTAGAGATAAAATTATTCCATTTGCTTCTAGTATTGGATTTAATGGGTTAAAAGTAGTTATATTAGATGAATCAGATTATCTTACGGCGCAAGCTCAAGCAACTCTCCGAAATGTTATGGAAAGTTTCAGCGCATCCTGCAGGTTCATTCTTACTTGCAATTACCTTGATCGTATTATTTCTCCCCTTCAGTCTCGTTGTATGGCTTTTGGGATTACTCCACCATCTAAAAAAGAAGTTGGTCAACACCTTCTTAATATATGTGATAATGAAGAAATAAAATATACTAAAGAAGATTTAGGGCAAGTAATTCTTACACACTACCCTGATATTAGGAAAATTCTCAATACTCTTCAAGGTAGTTTAAAGGATAACCAATTAATATTAGATACTAAATCCCTTAAAAATACTGATTTTGAAAATAAAGTAATAGAGGGATTAAAAAATAAAATTAAAATTAACGATATCAGGCAAATTATTGCTGATAGTGGTGCTACTCAATTTGAATCACTGTTTAGATGTTTATATGATAATGTTGATGAATATACTACAAACGTAGGCGATGCAATAGTTGTAATAGCTCAATATCAATATGAGTATGGGTTTGTAGTAGATAAAGAAATTTGTGTCGCCGCTATGTTAAATAAATTATTAAAGTTATGAGTGTAAATTCACAGCAACAAAATTATAATCAGTTTCAAGAATGGTATAAATGGTTCAATAAAAAATATAATCGTTACCATAAACTTAGATTTAAAAAACCTGTAAAAAAATATAAATAATGCAACCACAACAAATTAATATAGACTTTTCTCAAACCACCCCGGTAATGTGTGAAGAATGTGGTCATGAACATTTTACCCAAGTTCATTTAATGAGAAAATTATCTCCCATGTTATCCCCTACAGGGGAACCTACATTAATCCCTATTCCTGTTTTTGCTTGTACTAAGTGCAATCACGTAAATAAAGAATTTTTACCTAATGACTCCCTTTGATTTTTTAAAATTAGTACATAATAAAAAAATTAAGTGGGAAGATTTAAATGAAGATGAACAAAAAGCATATAATACATTTATTATAAATAAGGCTTTAAGTTTTAACTCTAATTACTTAGATATAGTAAATAGAATACAACATTATACTCCTGCCCCAAAAGAATCTTTTAAATACCTCCAGTCAATGACTAGTAATAAATTTAAATTTAATAAGTGGATTAAAGGACAAAAAACCCAATCTTTTAACCCCCACTTAGTTGCTATAGTAAGCTCACATTTAGAATGTTCTAGTAAACAAGCTGAAGATTACTTAAATATCCTTGAAAAAAAAGAAATTAAAGTAATGTTAAAACAAATTGGCTTGCAGGAAGGCGATATTAAAAAATTAATGAAAAAATGATGAATTTTACCCCCGAAGATGATGCTGCTGTAAAATGGTGCGAAGAAAAATACCCTGAATTAACAGCAGAATATAAAAAAATCATGATGGAGCAGTATGTTTTGTTCTGCAAAAAACATAGAAATTATGGCCCATCAAATATTAATGTAGGAACTAATTTAGAAACTGAAGCCGATATTAAATTATCACTTACTGGCCTATGGTTTAAACTAAATGATAAAATCCAACGGCTAAAAAACTTGGTTGTTAATGGGGAGCCTGATACAGTAGGTGAACCTATAGAAGATACGCTTAAAGACCTTAGTGTGTACGGAATTATAGGTCAAATCGTACAACAGGGTAAATTTAAATGATTTTAGAAAACGTACAGAATACAGTTGTCCCAGAAATGGACTGGGACAAATATAAAATGGTTTCATACACCCAGTTTTCAGCTTGGAGTGAATGCCCACATAAATGGAAGTTGATGTATATTGATAAAATGCGTCAACCCCCTAATATTCACTTAGCATTTGGATCTGCTATGCATGAGACTCTTCAAGAGTATCTTGATTTAATGTATAATAAATCAATTAAAGCGGCCGATGAATTTCCTATTTATAAGGATTTTCAAGAACGTTTTATGAAAATGTATGGTGACTATAAAGAACAGATAGGTGATAATTTTGCTACTAAAAAAGATTTAACTGAATTTGTAAATGATGGGCTTAATATTATTGAGTTTTTCTTACAACGCCGCCAAATGCACTTTTCAAAACGTGGTACTAGGTTACTAGGAGTAGAAATGCCTATATTAACCCCACCACATGAAAAGCATCCTAATATTATGCTTTATGGTAAGCTTGATTTAGTATTCTATGATGAAGATTTACAAAAAGTAAGTATTTGGGATATTAAAACCTCAACTAAAGGGTGGACTAAGTGGGACAAAGAAAATAAAATTAAAATGGCACAAATGGTGCTATATAAGCGTTACTTTGCAGAACAATATAATGTCCCTGTTGAATCGATTGATTGTAAATATTTTATTGTAAAACGTAAAATACCGAAAAATCCTAAATATCCAGCGATGGCTTCGCGGATTCATCCACCC